AAGGCTGCATCCTTTCTTTTTCGGGATGCAGCCTTTTCTTTTACAGCGCCTTTTTTTATTTGTCTTTCTTGTTGGATAGTTCAGCTAATGGATTGCGATTCATTGCGTTTTCAAGCTGTTCATTGGATACATGGGTGTAAATCTGGGTAGTGTTGAGATTTTCGTGACCGAGAACCTCTTTTAAAACCCGAACATCGACACCATTCTGATACATCAATGTTGCCGCTGTGTGTCGGAGTTTATGTACGGATAAGCCTCTGTTGTCAAGACCGCTGGCTTTCAGACATTCTTCCACTATCTGCTGGACGCGGCGGTTTGATATTCTAGTGTTGCGGCGGCTAAGGAAAAGAGCGTCCGTCTTTGCAGTCATATTACGGTTTCCGGCGGCGGAGCGTTTTTCGTTATCTGTTTCGGACAGATTCAGGTAATCGTTGTAGGCATTGACGCATGCGTCATTAAGGTAAATTATACGTTCTTTATTTCCTTTACCGATGACTTTTAATGTCCAGATTTCTTTTCCATTATGATCGTGAGTTGTTCGTATATCAGTAAAGTTTATTCCGACCAGCTCGCTCAAACGCATTCCGCAGTTGAGGAAGAATGTGATTATACAGTAGTCGCGCTTTTGATCGGGTGTTTCTATATTAGACAGCATGTCTACAGATTCTTCCAGCGTCAGATATTTAGGCAGCGCCGCCTTTGGAGTCGGAAGCTCTAGATTAGCAAGCGGACTTACTTCAAACAATGCTTTGTTATTTGTAAGGTACTTGAAAAACTGCCTTAGCGCAACTCCTTTGCGGTACCTGGCTTTCGGGTGATTATCTTTCTCATTTTTTGTGTAAATAAGGAAGTCCTGCGCCATCATCAGGTCTACGGATTTTATATCTGATTCGGTGATATCAGCAATTGAGATATTCTGAAATTCTTTTGGATCATCAGAGGCTCTGCCTGTCTTGATTTTGTAAAACCTGAAGAATAAGCGCAGATCTGTATAATAGTTAAGTACCGTCAGCTCAGATCGATTTTTTACTATCTGAAGATATACTAAATAATCTTTTAATAACTTTGGTGCGTCGTCATATGTTCGTTTCATAATTTGGTTTGTCTCCTCTATCAATTGCGTAAAATTTCTCTTTTACGCAATAGGCTGTTAAATTCTGTAAGTCTGCAATATGTACTATAATTATACCACGAATAGCGCATAGAAATCAACCCCCTTTCAATTTACCGAACTGAACGCGAACGGCACACATCTTGACCGGATATTGTCCGCGCCAGTCAACGCAGCGTTTGCAGCGAGATTCACAGATTGAAGCAGCCGGACAGTCTAGGCATAGACATTCAGACTTAATGCAGTTTATATCCTCAGTGGGCGCGATCGGACTGTTGAGCAGCCTCAGGATCTCACCGAGAAGCTGAGCTACATCACCATCGGAGAACTTTTCAATATAGCGGATCTTCGGAGCCTTATGAACCCTCCGAACCTTGTATTTATGGAAATGCCTGAAATAAAAGTTAGTACAATCCAATATCGGACGGTATTCATGAGACCTCCAGCAGCTCACGCAGCGTTTTTCCTGCCGGAACCGATGAGGACAACCACGCTGACCGCATACACGGCAGAGGCATTTATAACAGATGTGCGGAATAAAATAGGTAATCATAAGGCAGCAGCCCCAACGTCCTTATTGAAAACCTCGCGATAGATCGAGCTTAACCGCCCATGAAAAGCTCTCTCGTCAAGATCGGTGAAGGATCGCCAATAATCCTCCCCTGTCTCAGGCTTGAACGATTTATCGAACTCATAATCATAGAAGTTAGATGGAAGTCCCTGCAAGGCGTTATAGTCAGAAACAAGCTGAGCTGCTGTCTTGGAAGATTTACTCAAACCGTACTCAAAAACGGATTTAAGGAACTCCGGCGAACACCTGACCGCCTGGCTGAAGCATGCTGCATACTGTTTCTTAAAGTTCAGCAGGAAGTTAAGAAACTTATTACGCTTGATCTTATGAATAGTTAGGTTTGCTTTCTTTGCGTTCTGGAGGAACTCAAGCCACCATTTAGAGGTAACGCAATTATAACGCCGGGAACGTCCCGGATCGACGAAGCGAATGAGCTTAAGAGCAACTCCACACATTATAGCTTGAAACTCATCATCGGTATGATCAAGGTACTGAGTAAGAACGGCAGAAGCGTTCTTCTGGTGAAACTCCATTTCAAAACGTGTCCAGGCTGAAACACCCTCCGGAACCGTCGCGCCGTGTGCGATCTGCTCAGACAGCTTATCATAAAAACGGATATAGGTGCCGGACTTACGTTTTCCAAGATAGATAGTTTTGCCAACTCTTCCGCTGCTGACGTACTGAGACTGAATGAAAGTAAAAGGTACCTTTTCATCAATCTCGCCGGAAACCTTGTAGCAGCTCTGAAGCTCTCCGGATTCAACGGCGGGATCAGTCTTGCGGAAGAGGCTGACAAAATGCCTGTCAAGAAGCTGCTGCTGAATCCGGTCAAGATCAAGATACGGCTTTTCATCAGCACCACACTTTTCATCAATAGCCCAGTCGATACGGCTGCATTTCGTCTTGCAGCTCCATTGACACATGGAACGGAAGCGATTAAGGGCAGTCCGCAGCGTAACACCTTTATGAGCTTTGAGGTACTCTATATAATAAGCAATACCACTGCCGGAGAACTCCAGGCATATCCCCTGTTTCTGGAACGTGCTGAGAGAGGAGACCTTCAGAGAAACATCATTATAACGGTAAATGGATTCATAGCCATAGCCGGCGCCGACCAGGACGAACCAAGACCGCCACTCTTCAATAAAAAGGCAATCAAAAAGACGGTCAAGAGCCTCGGAGATAGTCCAACCGCTTTGATCAGGCAGCAGCGAGATGGTCAGATAGTCGATTTTTGCAGATATCATCTCTTTTTCACCTCCCTGCCAAGTCTGCGCTGCGTTTTCTTATCGCCGACAAGATCGGGAGCGAATCCGGTTCCGGCTCGGTTAGCCAAGATCTCCTCATCTGATATGTATTCCTTATCAAGCATGGAATCAACCATCTCAATAGTATCATACTTACTCCGCAGCTCGTCAGTCTGAACATAGCTGTAATACATGAGCTGCCGTAATGGAAGCAGCGGATTATTGAACCATTTATCGTATTCCTGCGCGTCATATTCGGCGCATGTAGTATAACGTGCGAACGGATCCGCAAAATAACTGTGACAAACCGTAAGAGTATCAGCGATATCCCGAAGCTGCTTATCAAGGAGATTCCACCTCTGGACGGTACCAAGCAGCATGATCCTCCGGTGACGGCACTGCAAAATAAGCTGATAAACTGGTTTTGGAACAGATTTTTTACTGCTTGCAAAGTCCCGGCTATTGAAGATACTGCCGATCTCGTCGATCAGGACTATAGATTTATCCGGAAGCTCCAAGATCTGCGAGCTGTTCACGAGCTTAATTATTTTTGTATCCTCCGGGAACCCATACAGAGTAAGATTAGTAAGGACGGTAACGCCCTTGTGGGTCTTACAGATATTATAAGCACGTCTGACCGCGGAGATCGTCTTACCTCCGCCGAACTTACCAATGAACAGATGAAGCCCCCAGTAATTAAACCTCGTCCAGCCTTTTTCCTTTATATACTTGCCGAAATCCTTGAAAATATAATACCAGAACACAGGAGCAGCGCGCAAGGCTGCAAATATCGCACGTAACATAATTATACCTACCTATCACCTTTTTTAATTATACGAACTATCCAGTTCAGCAGGAAAAGCAGAAAAGCAAAGTCCATGAACCCGCTAGTAAAGAAGAACAGAGAACGAAGGTTGACCAGGGGAAAAAGAGAATCCATCAGCGTTTATCTCCTTTCACAAAATCAAGAATGATCGAAAATATCACGTTGAACACGAATATAACGACCGTCCAGGCAGCACCGCCGTACATGATCCAAGTAACAACGTCCTGATAATCATTGAAGAACCAGTTATGAAAGAACTTTACGAAGTCCATCAATAAACCCTCCTCTTGAACAGCTTGCCGATTAAGGAGACTCCGGCGAAGATCGCGACGATAAGCAGCAGAGCTTCAGTAACTGAGTAGTTTTTGAACGGCTTGTCCAGGGCTGCATTATCCTTGAGCCAGAGAGAATAAGCCTTATCATAGTCCTCCTCGTTCAGATCGCCGTTAGGATCGTACACGCTAACAGTTCCCTCGGCAGATACTATTATAAAGCTCTTATCTCCGGACTGCTGCTTTGTGGTTTCAATGATCTGATTAAATTCGTCGCTGCCAACAGGATAGAAAGGACCTGAAGGGGACGAATCGGGAATTCCGTCATGATTTTCGTCAAGTACCCTGCCCCAGTCATTACGACCGTCAAGATCGTAATCTACCGGAATAGGTAAATACACATCATCATCAACTATGTAATAATCATCAGTCGCCGTAATAGTCCCATCATTATGATTGGAGATCCTTGAAGCGAATTCAGCAGCGTCAATTATTTCATACTCCGGATATCCCAAGCCGATCTCATCGCCGTTATTGACAAGAGAATAACCGTTATAGCTCTGAGGCACAGAAGCATCGAACGAGAAAACAAGTTCCTCGTGCTCTGCAACCCCGTCACCGTCGTTGTCTATAAGAGCATAGAACTCAGACACAAATTTTCCGGCATTGTTCAGCTTACGCTTGATCTCCCACTTTGCATATTGTGTGATTGCCTGAGTGAGAAGCTCAGACAGGAGAGCTAAAATAGCACCTTCCACTTAAACACCCCCTATTGAAATATCCTGCCGAGGAAATCCACGACAAGCATTACAACCGCTCCGCCGATAAGCAGCAGCCAACCGTTAATAGTTAAATCACCAAACGTAACAGTAAAAGAATCAAAAACAGCCTTGCCCCAACCGAATATATTGCCGGCTATAACTGCTAAATCCATAAAAATCATCACCTTCCCAGAAACCGCGCCAGAATCACAAGCGCGAAGCCTGCACAAAGCATAATAACGATCGGATCAGGGAGCCAGGAAAAGAAATTTTTCATGAATCCGCTGAAGCCCGTGGTTTGTTCCTGCATCCAACCGTAATAGTTATTCAAAGAAACGTCCTGATCAAATTCGACACCCTCAGGACTGGAAGAAACGTCACCTGAGCCGGACGAGCCAGAGCCACCGCCGTTAACATTGATATTTATGTCTATGGGTTTTGTGTCGATCTCGATCTTGCCGGATACGTCCACCTTACCGCCTACCGTAACATTTCCGCTGACCGTTCCGGATCCGGAGTCATCTTTTGTATCGTCCTTGCTGCCGTTCTCGGGCAGCGTGTAGTTATTTGTTATGTAGTAATTGACCGTCCCATGATCCCCAGTATCGGGGTTCGTGATGTCATAATCATATATAGTATCACCATTTATTGTTATGGTGTAATTGTCTGGAATCTTGTCATAATCAATTTGAGCCTGATTAGCAAAAAGCTGAAAAGGCTCGTTTGACATAATGTAGCCCCAATCATCGTTTTTGTTAGTGTCTGGTGTGAAAGTAGTACTTTGTAACAAAGAATCAATAAGTTTATATTTAACATATTTACCACCATAAAAATAACCATAATCAGTGGTTATATCAGGACGCAAATATTTTTTATTAGAACCTGACATATAGTCTAGATATGTTGGATAAAGTATGACACGATAAAAACGTAAATTTAAAAGTTCCCACGAAACATACGGACATTTAACTATATCCCAAGGAGCAGAAAAGGAAGATATTAGCTTATTATCACTAAGATTATATATATCCAAACAAATATTTAAATTTCCCTCTTTAGAAGTACCTAAAGTATGAAAATAGGCATATCTATCCGGATATAAAGTCCCCTCGGACAAATCATCGTCCTGATAAAACGGAAGAACATAAACTCCGCCTGTCCAGTACTGCTTCTTACCCCAGTCGTTATTAACATACACCGGAGGAGTCGGATTGAAGAAATAGAGATTGTTTTTTCCTACATCGCTTTCATTGCTCTGATAGCTGTAGATATACTGACTTGAATTAGGGTGCGGTTTGTAATATTCGCTCCAGTAATCATTGACATCTCTTTTATATGCAGAACCCGAAACAACGGGATTATTTTTTTCATCAACTGAGTAATCAGAACTATTAGAAAAAATTGATTCACACAATGAATCAAGAGAAAGACCAGAAGCAACAGTTTCAATAAGCATTGAATAAGTATCAGTAAAGCCGGGATATTGAGATTCCATCGAAGTATCGTCGCCGTTAGTAACAACGAAAGTCCAATACTCACGGAATTTTGATTCCGTTAACTGACCTTTTGAAACAATCTCTTTCCAATAACATCTGTAATATTCCTGCTGCTCAGCAATAGCAGAAGCATTAGAAGATTTTATTTTATTGATAATAGGTTCAACAATCTCCCAAACCCATTGACAATTTTCACAGAATTCCTTAATGGATCCAATTACACCGAGAACAGCAAGGATAGATCCAGCACCTGCAGCAACAGAACCTGCAACCGCTAATACAGGATACGAATAAGCAATAGTCGTAAATGCAATAACAGCAGCGCAGAACAAAGATACAAAACGATGCCAACACTTTTTAAACCAAACTTTCACAAAAAACACCCCTCACATATATAGAAAAAGCGGAGACAGGAACTAAATTCAAGCCTCCGCTATTCAACGTCTCCCGACGTAAGCAACGATCAGCGACCGCGCCCGAACGCATTAGTAACACGGCGCATATACCGGATACCAATGCCGATAAAACCAATACCGAGGAAAATCAGGGTAAGCGGATTAGTTGTAGCGAAGTTGATCACCGGAGTAAGCACGCTAGTGAAAAAGTTCGTTACAGTTGTAGAAATAGCTGTCCACATAGCTTCCATAGTCTTTAACACCCCACTTTCTTCAAGAGTAATCTGACTTCCCGCAGCCTCTACAGTAGAGAGCAGCATAACAGAGAACACAAAATCACCTCTTTCTATATCAACGGTTACGACCGCTGAAAACTGTAATGATCTTTCGAAGGAAAAAAGAAGCAACCAGGACGAGGAAAAGCCCTTCAACAAGCAGAGCAACCGGATTTTCTGAAGCAAACTGGATTGAATCCTCAAAATACTGAGGAACGTAACCGATACCAGAAGCTATATCCTCCCACATCTGATTATAAGCCTGCTGCATTTCTTCCGGACTATTGAACCCGGCTTCGGCAGTCATCAGCTCACCTCTTTCGACCTACGATTACAGAAACGATCACTATTCCCAGGCAAAGAACGCCGAGGATTGCAACAATGATTTGCAATACATTCATGACGTTATTCCTCTGCCATAGAAATGCCGACTACCTTGCCCTTAAGATTAGTCTCAAGCTCAACGTTATGCTGTACGTAAGGAGTAAGAGAAGCAACCGTAAAACCGACAGCGTTGCAAATTTCTCGGCTGATAAACTTTGAATCAGCTCTTAAACCAATAACATTGCGGTCAGGATAATTGCACTGAAGAGCAATACCATCAATCACGCCTTTGCCGTCCCTGGTAGGAAAGTTCATGTCCTGGATACCTACAAGAAATACTTTTGCCATTGTAAACCTACTTTCTGCCCCGTTCCGGGCGCTTATGTAATCGGCATTATTGCCGTGGCAGTCGTTTTTTTGTACTTTCTGCTAAAAAATAACGACTAGAAAACAGCAGCCAACATCAAAAATAACCGGCAATTTCAAGCTCTGGCTTTAGTTTCTTTTTCCTGTAGGAGAAACTTAGTTGGAAAAGGGATATAGCGCCCACTACGCTTCCGGATGGCAGTGGTTTTATTTTCACTCGCAACCACTAAACGAGCCATAGAGAGGGAGACTAGCAATCAAAATCGCAATAGGAAATCTTAAGGTTTCACGGCTTTTTCACCTCAACAAGCACAGAGGGACGATTTGAAATATATATGAAAAAAGTTTGGAGATCTTCAATTTTTCTAAGCTCAGCTTTTGAAAAATCATCATCGCTATTTTCATACTTCATTCGCAAAAGCCCTAAAACTTCTTTTATATCCTCTAGATCTTCACGCGTGAGTGTTATCTTCTCAATATGTTGCGACGAAGAAAGAACCCTTAAAAACCGAAATAAAAAGAAGAATCCCAAAAAGAGAGATAAAACGAGAGTTAGAATGAAATAAGTATTCTCATTCAT